GTAATTTTTTATCATCCATTAACCAATCGTAGTCTAATGGCGCACAGTTATTTAAGAAAACAATCAATCGAAATACATCTCTAGGCATACTAGGATGATCTCTATGAGGCACAAAATAGCCGCCTGTATCACTTTTAACTAAAAAAGTTCTACCCAATGGCATCCATTCGTCTAAGAAATTACTAAGACTATTACAACTATGATAAACGTTTGTGGGGTGACTGAACTCAAGTTCGCTCAATCTGCGGCCGGCAGCAAAACTAGCCTGTGCTAGGCTGGGATTATCTTTATGTGATTTGCCTTGTAAGTTTGTTACAGTTAAGCTCTTGCGATTGTTTGGTCGATCAGTCCTTGGAAGATAGTCAACCCAGTCATTGTTAAATTGAGAAATCTCATTCATAAACTGTCCGCAATCAACTTTCCATTTGAGAGGAACTACCTCACCAAGATTAGCTAACACTAATTCGTTAGATAGAGTTTCCATAGAAACTTTAGAAGTATTGTATTCTGCGGGCCTCCCGCTAATACCATTAGGCACAGTAACATTCATATTAATAGTTATAATAGTCCGTTGTCTTCTTGACCCAGTTTTGAAAAACTCCACGATCTTTCGGTACATTGCCAACAACGATTACAACGACCAATGGACTGTTCTGTACAAGAATGAGTTATATAAATCAAATCTTGTTGATTGTGCTTAAACATCATCTCAATTATATCAGTTTTGTACAGATCAACGAATGGAAATATAATTCTGGGATCATTGGACTTTTTATCTCTCTGTGGGGCTCCGGGCAAATGATCTAGTTCGGGAGGATTTTGATTAATTCCTATAAACAAACGATTTACTAGATAGTTATTAAAAATGTCAATCACTGCTGTAGTACTTTGTACCCTGTGATGAGCTCTTGAGTCACCTACATAAATTGTTTCCGGAATACTTAGATTAAATTTTTTGTTAAAGTGTTTGACAATTGGATTGGCATAGCGGCTGGCCCCATCCGTTTTGTCTATAGTGAATGGTTGTAGCTGTATTTTTGGTTCTTGCCGTATAAGTAGATACAATAATACAGCACTATCTAGTCCTCCGGAGAGCATAATGCCATATTTTTTATCAAGGTCAATTGGTGGAATCATCGATGATATTTATAGAAAGGTCTTGACTACTAGAATAAAGAGTATATAATAGTATTGTGGTCGTGAGTGGAATTGGCAGACCTGCCGCTTTTTCCTAGGAGAAGCTGGTGATGGGGCAACGTCCTAGACAACGCCTTTGTAGGTTCGAAACCTACCGACCACACCAGATACTATAATAAGTATTAGAACATAACTTTAAGGAAACAATTATGTCAACAACAGTAGAACAACTCAAAGCAGACTTCGAATCATTCTTAGCTGAGGACGCAAAGTTCACAGCCGGTAACGGTGCAGCAGGAACCCGTGCTCGTAAGGCACTTCAAGAAGTGGCCAAGGGTGTTAAAGCTCGCCGCAACGAAATCACAGAAGAAAAGAACGCTCGTAAAGAAGCCAAGGCTTAATTATGGACGATAAAGATCTAGATATTCCGGGCATTGTTGCCCAGGAAATTAGTAGTTTAGATCTAGGTTACGGCGCTGTCCCTCCTGACTATGGTAACATTAGTTACAGTGGCGGCGTCGATACTATCACCATAGATACTAGCACTATGAATAGTATGTATAGTTCTGGGACAATTACCTTACCATCAACTACTATCACCAATGGTGGGTATACGATTGGGGCTGCTGGCAGTAGTGGACAGTTTTATACCACAGGAACAAATGGCTATAATAACTGGAATAATCCACCAACGGTTAATATCACAGGCACTGGCATTGATATGGCTGCTGGCACTGATATTAGTATAGACGGCAAGAGTTTAAAAACTTTTATGAACAAGATGGAAGAACGCTTGGCCATACTTATACCCGATCCCGCCAAACTAGAAAAGTTTGAAGCACTTAAAAAGGCCTACGAACATTACAAACTGATGGAAAAACTCTGTCAGGAACAACCTAAAGAAGAAGATTAAATATATGGATGTTAAACTGGTATCCTACAGTCAACCCACAGACGAATTTAGAAATCTGGGCATCGATGATGCGCAGGAACTCATTGCGTATTGCGCCCGTGTGTCCAATCCAAGCAATCAATTTAACTCCGAAACATCAGAGAAGCTTATACGATATTTGGTCAAACACGCACACTGGAGCCCACTTGAAATGGTCTCCGCCTGTGTTGAAATCACTACCACCCGTGACATTGCCCGACAGATCCTTAGACACAGAAGCTTCAGCTTCCAGGAATTCAGTCAACGCTATGCTGACCCAACTAAAGATCTCAAGTTTGTTACAAGGGAAGCCCGACTCCAAGACCCCAAGAACAGACAAAACTCAGTCGAAGTGGAAGATCAATTACTACAAAATGATTGGTACAGAGCTCAACAACGAGTTATCTATGCCGCCCAACGAGAATACGAATGGGCTATCGCTAATGGCATAGCTAAGGAACAGGCTCGTGCCGTGCTACCAGAAGGTCTAATTGAAAGCAGACTCTACATGAACGGCACCCTGCGTAGCTGGATTCACTTTATCGAACTGCGTAGTGGTAACGGCACACAAAAGGAACATCAGTTAATTGCTCTAGCCTGTGCCAAAGCCATTGCTGCTATATTCCCTATGAGTGAAAGCCTAGTGCAAAATGGATAAGCTAAACGAGTTCTGTGAGAACTACGAAGTACAAGTTCTCAACGATCAAAAAAAGAGGGCGAGGTATCATCCTCCCCGCTTTTTCACAGACCCAGAGAATGCCTCCATTATTAGAGACGATCTAGTTTCCTATGAAACTGAGCGTGTGTTTACTCTAGAAATTCCTGAAAGTAGACTACGAGCATTGATTGAGCTTGAACAGCGTTTCTTTAGATGGCAAAAGCACACCAAAGGTGAAGTAGACTTCTTTGATATGTTGATGAGCAAAGAGCGTGAAGAAGCTGCCTTTAGATTTTCAAACGAAGCTGTACAAAAAGCATACGAACAATATAGTTTGATGCTTAATTTAGCAGGTTATCAAAGGAGATTTTAATGGAAACTCAAAAAAGAACAGTAGTAAGAATGTTAACATATCGATTAACTGCTTGGTCATTTACTATCCTATGGACTTATATGTTTACAGGCAATATTGCCAATGCTACTGGTTTTGCCACTGCATTACATATTCTTTTAAGTATAGACTACTATATTCACGAACGTATTTGGCTAAAAATAAAATGGGGCAAAATCGAATCATCTTGACAGGTTTCTAGAAAGATAGTATAATTAAGTTGTTCAACAGAGAAAATATACTACTATGGCACAACATACAAACTACTGGTCATGCACTCCCTTTGCAGATTGGCTTCGCGGCACCAAAAAACTCAGTGCGGGTACCTCAGAAGAATGGGACGAATGGACCACTGCGGCCCAAATGAAACACAACTTCCGCTATTGGCTAGCAGAAGAAGCACTTGGTCACATCCAGGATTTTGTCACCTGGCCTATAAGGAGTTTACACAGTGTTAAGTACTATATTAATAACCGTTGGGTTACTCGCACTCATAGCCTTACTGCTCACACCCGAGATATCAAACCAGGAGACTGGTGTGATGTTGGCAACCGTTTCCTTCCTTGCCTTTTCAATGAGTTGGTGGACTTTGTTGAGATAGAATCAGCTTGGAGCCACATTGCTTGGGGCAGTAAAGAAGACCGTGCCAAATATGATCCCCCGTTCTGGGCCAGCGGATGGTGGCGGTGGAGAACCTGGCGTTGCCCGCAGGCAGGTATCGATCATCTTGACTGGGCAATGACACTTAAATTTGGCAACGATATGGGCGTGGAAGAAGGCGATGAACATTACGGTAAACCAACTGGGCAAGCCATTCGTGCCAAAGAGCTCAAAGAGCTTTATGTATGGTGGACTGTGACCTATCGTGCTCGTCCTGATCCCTACGATGCCAGTGGTTGGACTGCGGCCTGTGAAGCCAGCCGTGCGGCCAATGGTGGCAAGCTAAGTTTCAGTACTCCCAAGGATCCTGTACTCAAGAAGGCGCAAGACAAGGCTCACAAGCTGTTGCAGAAGATTGAAGCAGACTACGAAAAAGAAGATGAAGCCATGATGATTCGTTTGATCAAAGCTCGTGATAGCCTATGGACTTGATCTGTCCACAGTGTCAAGGTGCTTGTAAATATAACGAGCATTATGATGCACACTATTGTGAAAATTGTAACCTATGGTTAGAGGAGAAATGTGGTGATGAAGAATGTGACTATTGCTGGAACCGACCTCCTAAGCCCTCAGACTGTGAGCCCATTCAGGATGTGGGTGCAAAATCTTTGGATAGATAACTGTGAGGAAAGACTTGTTTATAAGCAAGATCCTATTACACAACAACAATATTGGAATACATACAAATGGTGGATAAAGAGAGAATATCAGCACAGGTGCCTGCAGAAGGCATTCTAAAGCGTAGTGACTGGGGAGATGCAATGACCTATCAGGTGGTCTGCGAGTGTGGGGATAGCAATCACGATCACAATGTCTGGATCGAAGCTGACGATAACAGCGTTACCGTTACCACCTATACCCAACAAAAATCCAAATGGTGGAGTCAGAATCGTTGGCAAACTATTTGGACATTGTTGACTCGAGGTTACATAGAATACGAAGGCAGTGTTATTATGACTGAACAACAGGCAGTCAACTATGCCGAAACTCTAAAGAAAGCTGTGGAAGATGTCAAAAATTTCAAAAAGCCCTAATCGGCATACCTTTCAAAAAGAAAAATATATAGAACGAATGAAAGAAAAAGGCGAAGCTGTGAACGAAGACTATCTGGCCATGCATGAATCCTATGCAGAACAACACAAGGCCAAGTTTGAAGATCCAGCAAGCCGTATAGAAAATATGGAATACGATCTTCTAACCACCGATTGGATTCTGGAAAAGGTTCGTGAAAGCGATATCTATGCTCAACATCTCTATGCGGCCATGTGTAATAGAGATTTTATCAAACACGATGTCATGCCAATTCTTAAGAATCAACGCTGGCATTGCAGTTGGAGATACGCCGGAGGTATCATTGCTGACATGCAACAACAAGGCGACTATATCGATTGGTATTGCAGTGGTATCAAACAACTTCCACCAACTGAAGAAGAATTTCAAAAGCTATCACTAGAAGAACAAGCTAGAGCAAAGGAACTCGATGCTCGAGTTCCGGAAAGTGTAGTCACTGATGAGATCCGAAAGGATCTGTTTCGTCTGGGCTGGGTGGTCCAAGACGATGAACTGGACGAATAACCAAAAGGAGATAATAGTCCAAAATGAACTGGGAACTCTATGAAGTCTGGGCCGAGGATGAAGACGGCCACGAGGAGTTGATTGACACAACTAACAGCCGCAGCCAGGCTTTCAAATTGGCCCAAGATACTCTTGCTGAAGGGTATATTGCTAGTATCGTCTATCTGGAAAACGAAGAAGGCGATTTGGAAAAGGTAAAACGATTTGAAAACAGTTGACAATCCCAGAAAATGGTGTTATACTATAAGTATAGATTAACACACAGGAGTGACAATGGCTACTAAAGCAAAACATTTGGCAGATGCTCGTGCAAAAAAAGGTCGTGACCTTAGTCCGAAATGGGAAGGGCATGAAACTTGGGACACCAATCAATTCTTACGACATTTCCATTCCAGCATGGCGTGGTATCGCTTAGAAAGTTCTAATAAAGAACTTAAACCCAAAGTCATCGATTGGATGGGACGTCAAGGCTGTGCCAAAGTAGACATCGATGCTTTTAAGAAAACCAAAGATAATCGTTGTGGAACTACAATGGGTGCAGTTGCTGCCTGTTTGATCAAAGGTATGCCTGCTATTCGTGCAGATTTTAACGATGGTCGTGATACTGCGGCTTGGTTACGGGCTCGTATCAATGAAGTCATCGAACAAGGCAAAGACGACAAGGACGACAGCGACGAAGTTGTTGAAGTTAAAAAGGATGTCTACACTCCTAGCATTCAAGAACGTGTTCGTGAAGCCAGTTATAAGATGACTGAGGAAATTGAAGCTGCTATTGATGCTTTCCAAACAGATCCAGAAGAGTTTGATCCCAAAGCCTTTAAGGTCCTCAATGTACTGAAAGCCAAAGAAGCCAAAGCAGCTCATACTCGAATTATTAAAACCTTTTACGAGCGTGATCTTGCAGAGCTTGTTGAGGCTGCGTCTACTAAAGACGAACAGCTTAAAGAAGGCTACAGTCATTTAACTAAGGCACAGTTGAAGAAGATCACTGCTTTCTATCAAGAAGTTGTCAGTGCCTGCGATATGCTGGGACAAGAAGCCAAAGTTAATCGCAAGCCACGTGCTAAAAAGCCTACAGATAAGAGCAAGGTTGTTGGTAAACTCAAGTATATGAAGACCAATGAGCCGCTAAAACTAGTTAGTATTAACCCTGAAGATATTATTGGCGCTCAAGAACTATGGATTTATAACAGCAAGACTCGAAAACTGGGCAAGTATGTTGCTGAGGAATTCAAAGAGTTAGGTGTTAAGGGCACCACTATTATAGGATTTAGTGAAAGTAAGTCTATCCAAAAGACTATTCGCAAACCCGAGGAAAAACTCAAGGAGTTCAAAGCCGCAGGTAAAGTAGCTTTGCGTAAGTTCTTAGACGATATCAACGCTACAGACGCCCGTATGAACGGTCGTATCAACGAGGAAACAGTACTTCTCAAAGTACAATAAGATGTAAAGCCTTCTGCCATAGTCGAATAAATACTAGACTATGGCAGAAAACAACCTCGACAAAGCACTTGCCTACCTAGGCACAAGTTTACAAACACTGGTACAGCAGGCCAACGGCCCTGTTGATCTAAATCATCTTCATACTAAAATTGCTAAACGCAGTTTATCTGGCGATCAAATTACCGGAGGAACTATTACAAGTTTTGCAAGTTCTGGTATCAAAGATGAAGCTACTAAACAACAGATTACCGTAAAGGATTCTGGAGTAGAATTTGGAACTATTTCTATAGAACAGGTAAAAGGTAATCTAACTGTAGAAAATGCTATCACTGCTAGGTCCATAATTGTAGATATTTTAGAAGTTAAAGAATTAAGAACTGATTTAAAGTTAGGTCAAAGTGCTCCGTTAGAAATTACAGTCAGTGACGGAGAAACACTAGTAGGTAAAGGCTTGCTATTGAAAGGTCAAGGCCCTACTAAACAATTAATTTTTACAACCAATCCCGACAAATTTACCAGCACCGAACATTTTGAATTAATCAAAGATAGAGAATATAGGATCAGTGGCGATGCTGTATTGTCAGCCACTGCTCTAGGTCAAGGAGTGGTAAAGAGTAATCTACGAGAACTAGGTAGACTACGAGGTTTGATTGTAGATGGAAGTGCCAGTTTTGGTCAGTACATCTATTACGATAACAACACCAATAGATTAGGGCTAGGAACAGAACAGCCAAATGCAGGATTAAGTGTTTGCGAAGATGGTATCGAAGTATTAGTAGGCACCAAAGACCAAACTCGTGGAATGATTGGTACATTTGCCAGCGCACCTTTTGATATTATCACCGACAACACCTCTAGAATTAGCATAGGATCAGCAGGCAACATTCTGTTAGGTAATACCAGCGAAGGACCTGTTCAAGTTTCTATACACGGAAAGCTGGCTATTCGAGTAAACACTCCTGACCCAGACGTCGATCTTCACGTTAATGGCCCTGTTCGTTTCCACGGACATCTACACATCTATGCAGATTCATCTCCGGATTCAGGAACATATAAAACTGGAGACATTGTTTGGAACACCGCACCTAGGGCAGGAGGCAATGTAGGTTGGGTCTGTGTACGTGCAGGCAGTCCCGGAGACTGGATGCCATTTGGCCCAATAACACAAGCAGGATAATATGTCAGATAAATTAACACAAGCCGCAGAGCTGTTATCACAGGCTCTTAGAGAAATAACTCAGGAAAATACAACGGTCTCAGATGATCGTGTTGTAGAATTCAATACAGATGCAGATGGAAATAACTATGGCAAAGGGTTAATGTGGAAAGGGCAAGGACGAACAAGACAATTCATCTTTGCTAAGGGCGATAAATTTATCAGCAGTGAGTCCTTAGAACTGTTAAAAGATCAAGAATTTAGAATTAACAACAACCCTATATTGTCAGAAACACAATTAGGCGCTACCGTTGTTAAAAGTAATCTCCGAGAGTTAGGTAGACTACGAGGATTGATCGTAGATGGAGATCTAAGTGTCAATCAATATCTTTATTACAACGCTTCAACTGATAGATTAGGTCTAGGAATAGAACAACCTAATGCGGCTTTAAGCATTGCAGAAGATGGTATTGAAATCTTAATAGGTACCTCGAATGGATCTACAGGAAAAATTGGAACCTTTGCCAGTAATGATTTAGATATTGTCACAGACAACACAGCCAGAATTACCATTGAAGGCGGTGGCAACATTAAGTTAGGTAATAAGGCATTTGGTCCTATACAGGTTACAGTTCATGGCAAATTGTCTGTAGGTGTTAAAACTCTAGACAGTCGTGCAGATCTTCATGTAGCTGGCGCAATTAAATTCAACGAAAGACTGCATCAATATCTCAATGCCATTCCCGATAACGGAACCTATGATCGTGGATCTATAGTATGGAACACAGAACCAGATGTAGGTAGATGTGTTGGATGGGTCTGTGTACGTGCTGGAAGTCCTGGAACATGGATGCCATTTGGTGAAATAAAACAAAGCGGTTAATATGCAGTGTGATGATGCTGCCATTGTTATCGGCAACGGCGAAAGTAGAATATCTTTAGATATAAGATCTTATTGGGATAAAATTACCCTAGTAGGGTGTAATGCTATTCATCGAGATATGAAGGTTAACCATCTTGTCTGCTGTGACCATAGAATGGTTCGCGAAGCAGTTAACAACAAAAAAGTATCTATTATCTATACTCGACCTAGGTATTACAAAGACTTCTACAAAGTTTTACAAAAAGAAAAGGTAAAAAATTTGCCTGCGCTGCCCTATGAGGGTTCTCTTAAACCAGATCAACCCGAACATTGGGGTAGCGGTCCGTATGCTGTGTTACTTGCTGCCGAATTAAATTTTAAAAACATATTGATAGTTGGATTTGACCTATATGGAAAACAACATCTAGTTAACAATGTCTACAAAGGCAGTGCAAACTATCTTCCAGAAAACAAATCAGCAGTTGATCCTAGTTATTGGATCTATCAAATGAGAAAAGTATTCTTGCATTACACAGATAAGAATTTTAAAATTTTTAATTATGATAATTGGCAATGCCCCGAAGATTGGCGTTTGCCCAATGTAGAAGTTTTTGAGCTAAACAAATTCTATACAGAGGTTGCAAAACAAATAAATACTGTGTATAATTAAAGACACAGCGGTCTTTCAACGTCATTCATCCCGCTATATAAACTCTGCATGTCGTCAAACTTGCTACCTTAATAAAGGAGACTAGAGATGGCAAATCTTCAACCAGTACTGTACAAGTACACAAGCACCAAAGAATATCACGACGCATTTCCCTGCGCTTATCGCCAATGGCGAAGTGATAGTCACTGTAATCTAATTCACGGTTATTCGTTTAGTATGAAATTTTACTTTGGCACCAACAACTTAGATGTTCGCAATTGGGCGGCAGACTACGGTGGTTTAAAAGAATTAAAGAAAACACTAGAAGATCAATTTGATCACACTCTTATTGTTGCACAAGATGATCCAGAAATGGAAACATTTAAACTGCTACAAGAAAAGAACATGGCCAAGGTTGTGGTTCTACCACGATTAGGCTGTGAAGGTCTAAGCGACATGCTGTACAAGTATGTCAATGGTGTGTACATTCCCGAGATGTGGGGCCCAGGAGAAGCAGAACGCCTGTGGTGCTATCGTGTAGAAGTTCGAGAAACGCAGAGCAATATGGCGTTCCGTGAAGGTCATCGTGAATGGAATGAGGATCTATTTGCGTAAAGCATGGCGTCTTTGGGCTAAAGCCCTAGGCGCCAAAGAGGGCAATAGCGATCACGAAGCAGATCGTATTGCCCTTATACGCACCTTAATTATATTCTGTTATTTCGTTACAAATCTTTTTATTATTGCCGGAGTCATTAGGCATTGGTAAATAATAATATGCGTACATTTAACATTCACAACATCACTGTGGGCAACGATCATCCGTTTATATTGATTGCAGGCCCTTGTCAAATTGAGAGTCAACAACATGCTCTCGATACAGCCGAACGAATTAAAAATATTACCAGCAAACTGGGAATTAAATTTGTTTACAAAAGCAGCTTTGATAAAGCTAATCGTTCTAGTGTCGGTACTAAACGAGGTGTGGGTATCAAAGAAGGATTAGAAATTCTTAACACAGTCAAACATCGGCTCGGTGTTCCAATTCTTACAGACATTCACGAGTCTTGGCAGGCACAAGAAGTTTCAGATGCTGGAGTAGATATTCTACAGATTCCTGCGTTTTTATGTCGTCAGACTGATCTGTTGTTAGCAGCAGGTGCTACAGGAAAAGCAATCAATGTGAAAAAAGGACAGTTCCTTGCTCCACACGATATGAAGAATGTTGCGGAAAAGATTGCCAGCACAGGCAACGAACACATTATGTTATGTGAAAGAGGATATACTCATGGATATAATAATCTTGTTGTTGACATGCGTAGCTTACCCATTATGGCTCGCACCGGGTATCCAGTGGTCTTTGATGCCACTCATAGCGTACAACAACCTGGCGGACTTGGAACAGTCTCTGGGGGAGATAGAGCCATGGTACCCTACCTGGCGAGAGCTGCCATAGCCACTGGCTGTGTTGCCGGAGTGTTTATGGAAACACACGAAGATCCAGACAATGCTCCTAGCGATGGTCCTAACATGATACAGTTAGACAACCTCAAAGACATATTAGAAGAAATGGTAGCTATCGATGAAATTGTCAAAAGAAGTAAGAGACAGTCTAACTAAAGATCAGTTTCGTTTTTATAAACAAAACGGATATCTTCCCCCCCTAGAACAAACAACGGTTCAGCCGGTAGATTATGATCCAAACAAGATCACTGTTCTCTGTGTTAAATTTGGTAACAAATACGGTCCTGAGTATGTAGAACGATTAAGGAATATGGTCAGTAGACACATGACTCGTCCTTATGAATTTGCTTGCCTCACTGATGATCCTAATCCAATATCAGGTGTAAGGACTATCTATCAAAGAAGTGCTGGATATCTTAAACCTTGGTGGCACAAGGTTCACATGTTTGATCCCAATTTAGATATTGCCGGTAGAATATTATATCTCGACCTTGATGTTGTAATCTGCGGCAATCTAGATAAAATTGTGTTTAATCTAGGAACTAATTTTATGGGGATCCAGGACTTCAATCGAAAGTTTCATCCCAGTTGGCGTATGCTTAATAGCAGTGTAATGAGTTGGATACACGGAACACAAACAGATATCTGGGATAGATTTGTTGCTAATCCTGCAACGGCACAACGTATGCACGGTGATCAAGATTGGACATGGCATGTAGCTAAAGATCGAATTAGATTTTGGCCTGTGGATTGGATACAGAGTTACAAATGGGAGATACGTAGCAGGGACGAACTGGTTGTAAGGACTGGTAAGAGCGGATTTAAATTTGTTGCTACCGATTTACAAATAAACCCAGCTTGCTCTATTGCTGTATTTCACGGAGATCCAAATCCCGATGCTGTTCCGGATCCTTTTGTAGTTGACAACTGGAGGTGATTGTGTTATACTTAATGTATGAACACTACACACAGACGCATAGGCTTTGCCTGCAAATGGATTGACGGACCAAGTCAAATCAATGGCATTAAACAAAAAGACAACTGCAAACAGTATAATACTGGTAGCACCACTGTTGCTTGGTTAAATAGACAAACTAAAGAAGTAGCGGAACAAAAGCTCTGGGATCTAATGACTCAGAACATTGAATCCACTCGCAAATTAGTAGAACTAGTAGGTAAACAACATGAAGATCTTAGAATGGTACGACTCAGCAGCGATCTACTGCCTGTGTACACTGAGCCAAGTTGGTGCGGGTTTTGGCGGATTCCCTCTGTCCGTGACGCTTGTGAAAGAGGATTTCGAGAAGTGGGAGCTTTGGCTCGCGAGAGGGGCGTTAGGCTCTCTTTTCATCCTGGTCAGTTTACTGTGTTGGCAAGTGCTAGCCCAGATATTGTAGATCGAAGCATCGAAGAATTCGAGTACCATGCAGACATGGCCCGTTGGATGGGCTATGGTCAAACATTCCAAGACTTTAAAATTAATGTACACATCAGTGGTCGGCAAGGTCCCGATGGTATTAAGCGTGTGATGCAACGACTAAGTCCAGAAGCCCGCAACTGTATCACAATCGAAAACGACGAAATCTCTTGGGGCATAGACTCAAGTCTTGAGTTGGTAAATACCTGCGCATTGGTGCTAGACATACACCATCATTGGATACACACAGGAGAATATATTGAACCGACTGACGACCGTATTAAAAGGATTATTGATAGCTGGCGTGGTGTTAGGCCTGTCATACACTACTCTGTTTCTAGGGAAGACGTACTTGGAGCACATCCCGGACACACCCGTCCCTCTCTTTCGACCCTCTTAGAAACCGGACATAAAAAAGCAAAGCTCAGAGCTCATTCAAACTTCTACTGGAACACAGCAGTGAATGAATGGGCACTGAGCTTCCGTGACAACTTTGACATAATGTGCGAAAGCAAGGGCAAGAATCTTGCTAGCTTTGCACTCTACGAACAAGGTCTTAAGCAGCTGGCTTAGCTTTTGGCTTGCGTGTACCTGTAGACTTAGTAGGGGCTGCTTTTGGAGCAGGAGCCTTCTTAGGAGCAGCAGGCTTTTTGGCCGCAGGCTTCTTAGCTGGCTTTGCAGCCGGTGCTGGTTCTACAGGAGCAGGCTGTGCCTCTACTACAGGAGCAGGGGCAGCTTCAACAGCAGGCGTTTCAACTTTATAAGGTACCGGTGCAACCTCTGCAGGTGCAGCATCTTTGGCTCCAAATAGTTTCTTGATTAATCCTAGCATATTAAAAGTCTCCTTAGGTTTTTATTTAGCGGTAAATACTCGTATGGCATTTAAATTCATTCAAAACTTCATTGTTGAAGGCAAAAAAGACAAGTTAGTTCAATTGACCTTGCCTTACTCTCGTACAGACCTAGATCCCGTTATGAGTGAAGAAACTCTAGACTATCATTTTGGAACACTATATAAAACCTATGTAGATCGTTACAACAAGGGAGAAGGCGATAGAGATTTCAACGAAGCTGGCGCATTTCTACATGATATTCTATTCGACCAATATCAAAGTCCATCTAATACCAACAAGCCTAGCGGTGATATATTAGAACTGATAGAAAGTAAATTTAAAAGTTTTGAAGCATTTAAAGAAGAATTCCTTGAGATAGCAATGGGCATACAGGGCAGCGGATGGGTCTATCTTGCTAAGAGCGGAGTTATCAAAACAATTGTTAACCATCAAATCAAAGAAGATATTGTATTGCTAATAGATTGGTGGGAACATGCCTGGGCCTTAGACTATCAAGCTGACAAACAAAAGTATCTAGAAAACCAGTGGAAAATTATTGATTGGGAGAAGATAAATGGCATACTCGGACAAGGTAATTGATCACTATGAAAATCCCCGCAATGTTGGATCGTTTGGAAAAGACGATGATAACATCGGTACTGGCATGGTTGGTGCTCCTGCCTGTGGTGATGTTATGCGTTTACAAATAAAGGTTGATCATGATACAGGTATTATTACAGATGCAAAATTTAAAACGTATGGCTGCGGATCGGCTATTGCGAGTTCGAGTCTCATTACAGAATGGGTCAAAGGAAAAACTCTTGATCAAGCCAGATCAATCAAAAACTCCGAAATCGCCGAAGAACTAGCCCTACCCCCAGTCAAGATACATTGTTCAATACTAGCAGAAGATGCTATCAAAGCGGCTGTAAATGATTATCGTAACCGATACAGCGTATAAAAAAATCAAACAAACTTTAGAACGTCGTGGTAAAGGCGTTGGTATACGCATAGGTGTAAGAACTACAGGCTGTAGCGGCCTAGCATACACTATAGAATACGTAGACAAATATGAAGCTGAACAAGGTGTAACAAATTTTGCCCAACAAGATTTTGTAGTACTAGTTGATGCAAAAAGTCTAGTGTACTTAAATGGTTTGACAATGGATTGGGTTCGCAATGGGCTCAATGAAGGATTTGATTTTATCAATCCAAACGAACGTGATCGATGCGGTTGCGGTGAAAGTTTTCGAGTCTAATATCTGCCAACAGGTAATGTGCTACTAGCCGGCAAGTCCCAGATCTTTTTACGCTCAACTCCCTTGCGTTGAGCAAATCTTTTGTGATCGCAATTACTACAACAATGAAAATAGTTGTTGCTTAGTCTTTTACGATCTACATGTTTTAAATCTCTTTTAAATGTATCGTCGCAATTGTCGCAACGAAACACAGCCAAGGTCTTATTACGGATATAGGTGTGTTCTTCCCCTAGCTTACTGCGTCTAACATATTGACTTTCTTGAAGTTCTGTCATTAGGAACATTCTATATTTACATTCGGCTTATAAAACTTTGGAGCTAAATAGTAGAGCAACCTTAAATCTTAGGATTCTACTATGGCAAGAAAAACGATTGATATAGGTATTGTCGGTAATGACGGTACAGGCGACAGTATTCGCGACTCATTTAGAAAAGTAAATGACAACTTCAGAGAACTCTACGGAGCATTAGGACTAGGTAGTAGACTACGTTTTGCTACTCTAGAAGACGCTCCAGTTGGTGGTGAGGGTGACAGCTACTATCAAGGCTTTGAAAATGCTGTTGTTTCTGTTAATGCCAACGAATCAGGACTAGTATTCAAGCAACTAGTTGCAGGTACTGGTATAAGTTTGGTATTTGAAAACGAAAATGAAATTACAATTACCAACACCAGAAGTACAATTTCTGCAGACGTAAACCCAAGATTAGGTGGGAATTTAAAAGGTCAATCGGGTGGTACACAATACAGAATTCAAGAACTAGCAACGCCTATTAGTTCAGACGAAGCATCTAACAAAGCCTATACAGACACTAAAATTGCATTAGCTGGTGTGAATGCCGTAGATCCAGCTGTTGGACTTCCTAATTCTGCGTTTGGTACTATGACTGGTCCATTGGTTCTTTCTAGAGATCCTAGACCAGAAGACGATGTGACCTATAGTGGACTTGTTGCCGCTACCAAAAATTACGTAGACAACGCAGGTTATGCTAGCCGTGTTAATTTATATGTTTCTACATCGGGCAGTGACGAACGTATCGGAGTTGGTTCTAGTACACAGGGTCGTGCTTTAGCATTTGCTTACAGAACTCTAGAAGCTGCATTAAAACGAGCAGAAGAAATCATCAGATCAAGCCCGCCAGAAATTGGGCCTTATAAGAAAGTTTTAACCTGGACTAATCCAGAATCGGGTGTTAGAAACAATGCCACACTGACAGAAATTCAAGTATCTCCTGACTCTGGTACAGGGTTTGCAGGGCGAGTGACTCTAACAGTAGACAGCGTACAATTGATCAATGGTGGATTTAACTTCCAAGCAGGTGAAGTATTAAAGATTAAACCCGATGGAGAATCCGACACCAACGCCGCTACAATTGAGATTTTAACAGTTAACAGTCAACCTGGATCACCCAACGGTCCAATTTTAACCTATAGAATTATAACAGGTGGTAAATTTGATGAAGGTCTAGGTGGGACTGGCTACGGCTTACCGGATACCAATGTTGACGGATATGTATATTGGTCAGGAATAACTCCAGGCAGTACGTATGGTACTAACGTATTATTCCTAGTCAAATACCGAGTTAGTACAGCCATTATCGAAACAGCAGGTAGTGGTTACGGTCTGGTATCAGTTCGAGTAAGTCCTACAATAAATGATACAGGTGCAACCGCAGGTTTTGGTTTTGCTGATGTGGTTAGTGGAGAGATTGCTGGTGTTACTATCACAGATGGCGGTAATGGCTTTACTGAGTTTCCAGAACTGGTTGTTAATCTTCCTAGATTTGCAATTTACACAGGACATCAAAGAACAGACTATACTGGTGATGTAACCACAGACAGTGCAATAGCAAGACGTGGACGAGATATCAGAGAAGGATTGTATCTCTACGGAGAAACATCAGGAGCATTGGCTCAGATTCTAGCACACAGCGGAGAATTGGATACCAGTGGTAACGAACTATTTGACATTGATATTAAATACGGTGTTTTTGAGCCCGGCGAGAGTATCAGCTATGGTGATGTGGCCAACACCAGACAATTAGTTGTTTGGGTTGAGGCTGGTATCTATTACGAAAACTTACCATTAAAAGTTTCTCAAAACGTGTCAATTCGCGGAGACGAATTTAGACGTAGTATTATTCGACCTAAGAAAGGAATGAGTTCAAGTCCTTGGGCTTTCCAATACTTTAGACGAGACAAATATATTGATGGATTAAACACAGCTCGAAACGATTATAATGCTGCTCGAGATGATTTGTTTGGCTATCATTATCTAGGCAACGCCGACGAACCAATTTATCCAGAAGCACTGATCAATAACAAAGGTTATTATAGATCAGCAGCAGATCTGTTATCATTAAACAAAAAATTTATACAAGAAGAAGTCATTGCTTGGATCAACAAGCAGATAGCAGAAGAAAAAACTCCTTATGTAGATTTTGTATATAATCAATCGTTGTGTAAGAGAGACGTCGGTCTGTTGATTGATGCTATGGTATTTGACCTACGCTATGGTAGTGCTCCTAGAACAATTTCAGCAGCATTAAAATATCGAGGGTCAGCAACTGATCTAGGCGATCCTGCTATTGCTATTGGGGAACAATTAGATCAAACAATAGGTGCTATTAGAAGATTAGAGGTAGTAGCTCAGGCAGTGATTAAAAATGTAGCTGTTGCAATTTCTAGTTATATCAATCCTAGTACAGGTACAGTAATAACCTACAGCGAACCACAGGTGATCGACAGTGCCTACACAGCAGAAACTGGTGCAGGCGGAACAGCAGTAAACATCCTTTCTGTTACTAGAGACAGCAATTGTACCGTTACAACAGCTATCCCTCATGGATTAGCCACTGGTGAAACCGTGACATTCCGTAACATGGGAGGTATGACTAACCTTAATGGTCGTAGCTTTACCATTGCTGTTGCTACTCCTTCATCCTTTGTAATCTATGAATACGGTGTTATTACTCCTGTTAATAGTGTAAACTTCACAGCCTATGTTGCAAATTCTGGAGATGTAATACCTAATGGTGGAGTTATTGCAAGACTTACAGATGTTATTGTTGATATTATTGATACGTCAAGTTCTTCATTCAACGAGCCTTTAGACAATGATAAAATGGACATCTTCTTGATGAATGATGCTACCATTCTACGTGCATTGACTATGCAAGGGCACGGCGGCTTTGCTATGATACTTGACCCAGAAGGTCAAATCCTTGCCAAATCTCCTTATGCACAAGAAGGTGCTGTTTTCTCTAAGAGCAATGGGCAACATCAATTCAATGGTGGTATGTTTGTTGACGGTTTTGCCGGGAACATACAATTTAGAATCACCGAGAAAGTCAGCAATACACGTTTAAAAGTTAGCGAATTAAAACGTATTCCTCAGTTGCCGGCTTCGTTCATTGTTGAAGATAATGTATATAGAATCAACTACATTAGAGATTTTACCTATGGCACTAGTGGCAGCACTGCTACTTTAATTCTAGATGAAACAACACCGTGGCCGTATCCAGTGTTTACCTACAACGAGGCTGTATGTAGTCGAGACGTTGGATTAATTATAGACGGTGTAGGTTACGACATTGTTGAAAGTGGTAACTACTGGAGCAGAAAAGCTGCACTGACCTATCGACAGGCCAATGCTGCTGTGGTAATTAATGACCAACTAGATTTAACTATTCGTGCCGTTGAGTATGCACATGATCTTGCAAATACAACCTTGACTGCACTTACACCTACAGTGTACTACGATTCTAGCAAAGCTGTTGTTTCTCAAAGTAAAATAAACTACAGTAATATTATTCGTAGAGGAACAACTGCGGCTCCTACACTAAGCATGCCTAGTCCAGCAGGAGCACCATCAAATAGAACCAATGCCAAGGCTCTTTTGATAAACAACAGTGATTTCTTAAAGCAATTAGGAACTGGATATATTACAACCACTTATCCATTGTTGGCATTTTCTTCGCCTCAATCGCAACGTGATATTGAATATATTATTTCAGCTATCTGTTATGACTTAAACTACGGCGGAGATAGTGAAACTAGAGATGCTGCCTATAGATATTTTAACGGTGTCGGTGATGCATTATCATTACAAGTATTGTCTACACAATATCAGGCCTGTGAAAATGCTCTAACTACGGTTAAGGATGCCGCCAAACAAGTTATTGTTAATACCACAGTGTCAACAACTTACGGTGCGGCCAGCACTCAGGTTAAAGATTTGGTCAATCCAAGTGACAGTACAGTTGTAGCTGTTTTAGAAACACTGTTCTCAATTGTAATTAATGCCTTAGCTGCATATAGAACCACAGGCGGAAGCGAAGCTGCTAAACTTGCAGCAGGTGTTGCTGCGGCTAACATTGCAGCTTCTACATATCCAAATTTGGTTTCTGATTCTGCAGGTAGAACCTACGATACTTATAGAAAAACTGCAAGAACTACATTGCAGGCGGCCAAAGCTACAATTCAAACAAATACTATTGCATGGATAACTGATAACTCAAACGTATTTGAAATTCTGATGCCTGGTAACAGATCAATGTTGAGCAACGACTTCACACAGATCTGTGACATGGGCTATGGCCTAATTGCTGCCAACGGTGGATTAACTGAAGCCGTATCCATGTTTACCTACTACTGCTATACTTCTTATTACTCACTAACAGGCGGACAGATTCGAAGTGTAGGTGGCTCAAGTGCTCACGGTGTTTACGCTTTGGCCGCAGAAGGCAGTGATCCTTTAGAGGTTCCAACAGCGGTTGATTTGTACTATGAACTTACACAGGGTGCTGTAATTTATAATGTAGGAGGTCTCTATAACAATGCCGAGGCAGGATTTATTGTCTATGTTACAGATTACGATTATAATCCAAGAAGTTTCAGCGAAGTTGAAGTTGATCACGGCGGAACTACTGGACTGGTAAGATATCCTGTAATTTCTGCGGTATCTGAAAGTGATTTCCCGAGTGACAGTACCGGGCAAAAACTTTATAGATTAAACCTTAGTTCGGACACAGACGGATTAGTTGATGCAATTCCAAACGGAACTAGAGTCACGCTGAGAATGAATACCGAAATTATTCTAACAGGCGGCGTTGTTGGAGTTGCTGTTCGTCCTAGTACTGCGTTGAAATTATACGAATTGTACACAAGTCAACTATATCGTGTGTTACAGTTTACAGATTACTTCCCCCCAACCTACGAAAACAGAACCTGTACATTTAGTGTATCTAACCAAACTATTGTTACCACTACACCGCATAACCAACTGCCTGGTTATGCCGTGAGATTCTATACTAGTGGCGCACTGCCAGATGGATTTATACAGGATGATACTTATTGGGTCGTTGACGAGGGCTATACTACAACTACATTTAAAGTTGCATTGACTAAAACTGGAAGTCCTATATCAATAGCAGACGCAGGAAGTGGTAGTCATTATTTTGTTGCAACCAAGCTAGCCAATACGCTATTAAAAGATGGCTACAACTGGGCCGAAATGACTCTCCAGCCGCGTCAAGATTATGCGGTTAGAACCAGTAGCCCGGGAGGTCCTAGACTAATTATCGGGCCTAGAGAAACTACATCAACCTATGTATATAAGATTCTATCAGTAGGAACTACAGCATGGAACTCAATTGGTTATGTAGGATCCCCAACAGTAGGTGGTACCTTTACTAGAAATAGTACAAGTTTAGCAGACTACGGAACAGGCACCTGCGTGGTTAACAGTGCTATTTGTACGTTTACTCACGCAACTAATACTGTCAATAGAAACGGTCACGGTTTTAGCGACGGAGACGTTGTTAGATTTGATACCAATGGAACTATGCCTTCGGGTGATCCAGGCTTATCTGCCTTTATACAGTACATTGTCTACAACAAAGGTACCAACGATTTCCAACTTGTTGGCTATCCAGGAAGCACTACAGTTATTGATTTCAGTGATGTCGGCAGCGGAACAATTGCAGTTGACCTAGTTAATGGTGCAGCAGGCAGTACAAAACTTGCCATTGTTGAAGTTGGAACCAACGACACTCCTAGAATTGTTGGAATGAAATTTGGTTGGAAAGGTCGAGTATATGAAGTCACACAATATGATAGTCCTGCTATCACTGGTGAGTCATATGCTAATGTTTATTTTACTCCAGCATTAGAGGATAGTGCTGTTGCAGTCTATGGATCAGTAACACTGTTTGCCGGTGTTGCCGCTAGAACAGACGGCTCGCAGGGCACACTGACAATTCGTATTGCATTGACTCGTGTTACATCACATGACTTATTAGACATTGGTACTGGTAGCTATGCTGATACAAACTATCCAAACGAGATTTATGGACCTCCTATACGTATTGCCACAGAAACATTATTGGATACCACAGGTGAAGTTGAGTACGCACAGATTGTAGAACGTGGTGAAGGACGCTGTTTCTTTGTAACCACTGACCAATTTGGTAACTTTTCCGTTGGTCCGTTCTTTAGAGTTGACCAAGGTACTGGTACTGTTACATTCTCAGCGTCATTGGCGTTAAGTAACTTGAGTGGTTTGGGATTCAAACGTGGTGTTCCAATTGCTGAATTCTCCACAGACAGTTCAATGTCTGACAACGCCACTGATACAGTACCAACAGAAAATGCAACAAGAACATATATCGATCGTCGTCTAGGCGTAGACCACGGTGGAGTTACTGTTGACAGTGGACGACTGCTTCCTGTTACCACAGGTGGCTTCTTGGCATTGACTGGTCAATTGGCTATGAAAGGCTCGCTGAATCTTGACCAAAACAGAATTAAAAATATTGCAGATCCTGTGGATCCACAGGATGCTGTTAACTATCGAAGCATTAGTTTCAATGCTATTATTGCTAATAGCTTTATTGGACAGTATGTAGGTGCAGGTATGACTATTGCATTTACAGGTACAGGCAACGAAGGTCGTGCTGTTACTGTAGGTGGCGACTTGAGTGTGCCTGGCGATAATGCTATCACTACAGGTATTGATTCAACACAAAACGAATGGAACGTTTATATCAAAGACAATATCATTGATAATGCAAATATCAATAGTGCTGCGGCAATCGCCCAGAGCAAACTGTCAATGGTTACCGCTACTACCAGAGCTAACGCTGTAGGTATAACACAAGCAGATCGAGGACTTGCTAGTTTTAATTCAGCAGAATTTACACTAACTAATGGTTGGACCGAATTAAAAACCAACGGGATAGAACTAGGAAAATTTGCTCAAATTGCCACTGATACGGTTTTAGGTAGAAGTGCCGCAGGCACAGGTGATGTTAGTGCTGTAGCATTTAGTACTGTTGTAGACGAAGGATTTGGCGTTAAGAAGAGTCAATATAGTTCAACTGGTTTCTTACGTAGAACTGGTGTGTCAACTTTCAGCAGTGACAGTGACTATTCAATCGTTGAGGCTGTAGCTTTATATACGGGCCAAACTGACGTTACTGCTAACAGC